ACTGATTTAATTTTTAGATGTATTTATACAATATATTAATATATCTAAATGAAAGTATTAGGACCGAATGAAATTGGTAGGGGAATTTTAATTGAATATGACGCTGGGCATATTTCACCTAGTGATCTACAAAATCAAAATATTATTACGGAAATGCAGAATAAAGATACCGATCAGGACTTTATTATGTATGCCGTTTTGCAAAAATTCGATACCCCAAATAAGAATGGTAGAATTTATCCCGAAATGTTATTAAAAAGGGAAAATACCAAATATCAAGAAATTATTAAAAAGGGCTCGGCTCTAAATGAATTAAATCACCCTTCATCATCTCTTATCGATTTAGATAGAGTTTCTCACACAATTTTAGAAACGTGGTGGGATGGTAAAACACTCATGGGTAAAATAAAACTATTGTTATCTCCAGGATTTAAAAAAATGGGTATTGTTAGCTGTAAGGGTGACCAAGCTGCTATGTTACTTATAAATGGTGTCACATTAGGAATTTCTTCAAGGGGTGTTGGGTCGTTGAAAGAGGTTAAAGGTCAAAATATTGTTCAAGATGATTTTGAGTTAGTTTGTTTTGATTTAGTATCGTCACCATCTACACCCGGTGCGTATGTTTTCCAGGATGTTGCTGATAAGGATAAATTCAATGAAACAGTAGAACAGAAGCCGATTGTGGACGATAGAATGAAAAAATTAATGGGTAAACTGGATAGTTTTTTAACAAAATAAAATAAAAAAACAAAAAAATGTCTCATTTCTATATGTGGAGATGAGATCTTTTTAATAATACACATATTTATATAAGAAATTAAATAAAAAAAAATGACTGAAAAATCCATTTTAGAACAAGCGTTACTTCAAGTTAATACACTTGAAGAAGCAGTAAAGCAAAATGCAAAGGGTATACTTTCTTCAGTAATGAAAAAAGAACTAAACGAATTGCTTAAAGAATCAGAGGAAGTGGAAGAAGAGGAAGAAGTAGCTGCTGATGAAGAAGCTATGAATCCTGAAGAAGAGGAATCAAAAGACATGTCAGAACAGCCAGCTTCCGATGAAGAAGAGGAAGATGATGCTGAAAAAGCTGATGATGAAGAAATGCCCTCGATAAATGATGAACCATCAAAAGGTATCGATGACGAATCTCCAGAAATGGGTGATATGCCATCAGTAAACGATATGCCAAGTGATGACGATTCTGATGACATGTTAGATTTAACCGGAGCTTCTGATGAAGAAGTATTAAAGGTTTTCAAAGCAATGTCAGATGAAGACGGAATTATTGTTAAAAAAGACGGCGAAAATATCGAATTACAAGATGGTGATGATGAGTACATCATTAAGTTAGATGAGTCTGAAGAAGAATCAGTTGATGAAGAATGGAACGAAGAAGAAATGGCTGAAGAAGATGAGACTGTTTATGAAATCGAATTAGGCGACGATGATGACATGCCTGAAGAAGAAATGTCTGAAGAAGAGTCTGAGGAAGAAGCTCACGAAGAAGAAGTCGGTGAAGCTGCTCACTCAAAGGCTTTTGGCCAAAAAGGTGGATTACCTAAGAAAATTTTCGCAGCTGGACGTCCAGAAAAAATCAATGAGGAAGTTCAAACTCTTAAAAAACAAAACGAAGAGTATAAAAAAGCTTTAGTATTGTTTAAAGAAAAATTGAATGAAGTAGCTGTATTCAATGCAAACCTTGCTCACGCAACAAGATTGTTTACAGAACATACAACAACAAAACAGGAGAAAATGGAAATTTTAAAAAGATTTGATTCCGTTTCTACTATAAGTGAGTCTAAAAATCTTTTTAACTCAATCAAAGCAGAATTGGATACTAAAAAACCAGTAAACGAAGCTGTTGTTGATAAAATCACATCAACCCCTTCTACATCATCTTCACAAGAGATGTTAGCTGAGTCAAAAGCCTATGAAGCACCTCAGTTCAGAAGAATGAGAGATTTAATGAGTAAAATAAAATAATAAGAATTAAAAAAAAACAAATATTTTAAAAATGGGAGCATTATTAGAATCAGGTATGGTTGGTAACATCGGTCTTAAGCACCTTCGTGTTATCAAAGAAGATACCATCAAAAAATGGGACAGTGGTATTCCCAATTATCCGTCGTGTTTTCTCTAAGTTGTTAGCAAACGACATCGTATCAGTACAAGCAATGAACTTACCAATTGGTAAATTGTTCTACTTCGTACCTAAAATTCAAGATAGAAACAGTGGTGCACACTATCAGCCATTCGGTATGCCAGGTAACTCTGACGCAGCTACTGCTGGTTATGGTGACAACGCGAAGAGCCTTTACGATCGTTTTTATGAGTCTTCAGACGCAAACGATCAAGGTTTGTTCGATTATTCAAAGGGTGCTTTCACAACAGTTGAAGCCAATCCTCACGCTTTCGTAACATTCTCAAACGGTACTGCTAGCACAACTACTGCTAATGAAAGTGGATCTAGTGTATCTAACTTGATTATTGTTCTTTCTGGTTTCACAAAAGACGGTCAAGGTAAAATGGTTGGTGCTAATGGTAACCTTATGGATACTGAAGAATTTTTAGCATCTCTTCAAGTTGAAGTTACTGGTAACACAACTGCAAACAATGGTGTTAAAAACTTCAACGTTGTAACTCAAAAATATGGTAAAGGTATCGTTGAGTATGGTGTGAAAGGTGGTTCTGGTCTTTCTAGATTCCACGACATCTGCGACGAAGAAGGTAAGATCTATTTGAATGTAGATTTGGAAAGCTATAGCAGCACTACTGGTTTCGCTGCAGCTGATTTCAGCTCTAACGATTTAGCTTTGGCTAACTTCAAAGTAACTTACAGAACATATGAGACTTTGGAATTTGAAGACAATATCGGTGAAGTATCATTTGATCTTGCTTCAGTTACAGTATCTGTTACTGAAAGAAAATTAAGAGCTAGCTGGTCTCCAGAACTTGCTCAGGACGTATCTGCGTTCCATAACATCGATGCTGAAGCTGAATTAACAGCTTTATTATCTGAGCAAATGAGTGGAAATACGGTGCAACTGGAAACACTCCATTTGTAGGTTACACTCAAAAAGACTGGAACCAAACATTGATCACTAAGATCAATCAGGTTTCTGCTCAAATCCATAAGTCAACTTTGAGAGGTGGTGCTAACTGGATCGTTGTATCTTCAGAAGTTTCTGCAGTATTCGATGATTTAGAGTATTTCCACGTATCAAATGCTAGCCCAGAGCAAGATCAGTACAACATGGGTATCGAAAAGATCGGTACTTTGGCTGGACGTTATCAAGTATATCGTGATCCATACTTACCAGCTGGTAAGATCCTTGTGGGTCACAAAGGTAAATCATTATTGGATGCTGGTTACATCTACGCACCATATGTACCTTTACAATTAACTCCAACAATGTACAATCCATTTAACATGACACCAATCAAAGGTATCATGACAAGATATGCAAAGAAAATGGTTAACAACCGTTACTTCGGTATCATCAACGTAAGTGGTTTACAAACTTTCGATCTTAACACTTTAAGATAATCTTAAGTTAGGTTAATATAAAAACCCTCGAGAAATCGGGGGTTTTTTATTTTTGGAATATTCTAAAATTTTCTTTATTTTTGCATTTATGGGTGAAACAGATTACAGCAAGCTCCGAACAGACGTCCTTGAAAAAATGGTATACCAACGTGGGATTGAATGTAAAATGAAAAAGGATGAGATGGTAAAAATGCTTAAACTAGATGATGAAGGTAAGTATGTGGAACCAATGAAGGAAACTATTCACGAAAAATCCGATGGTGGGTTTAATGTTGGTATAGATATTAGAAACCAAGCGGATATATCACAAATTAGTAAATTAATGGAAAAAAAAGAGGCAAAAAGCCTCAGTAGATATTCGGATAATAGGGTGTGGTATTGGTCTAAGATGAAGTTAATTTAAATACTTTTACAGTAAGATTTCCATTACCTTTTATTATTCGATGATATTCCCCTTCAGAAATAAAATATTGTTTATTTTTTTGAATTTTAAATGGTAATTGATTGTCCATTTGAAGCATCCAATCCGTTTCGTGTTCGCAAATAACAATTCTGTCCTCTAGGTCAAAATGCCATTTTAATTCCGACTCATTAACCTCATTAGAAAATGTTCTTTCGTAAAAAGAGCCAATCTTTTCTTCAATAAACGGTAATTTATTTTCTATACTTTTCACTAAAAAACTCTTTAATTAAATCTAAAAAATGAGTATTGATTAAACCTTGATTTTCTTTAGTTATTCTCAAGACCTCTTCATCAACACCACCATTTGCAAATTGTTCAACATCTTCGGTTACTCTGTCATTCTTAACTTCTTCCTGAGTAAATAATGCTATACCGTCTTCTGTAAGTTCTGCCGTATCATCATTAAACTCATAATATGTATAACCCCCATCTTCATCATAATCAACACTTTTATACGAATAGCCCTGTTGATATGAATCGTTGATATTGTCGGTATATGTGATATAATTTATTCCTGTTTTTTTATCTTTAACCAAAGAATATTCATGTTTTGAACATAATAATTCAAAATGGATTTTTAAATCATCAAAACTACTTTCTTTAAATCCGTATTCACCTTCATCATCATCGTAATAGGATTCAAATATTTCACTAAATTTAATCATATTACCAAGGATTTGATGATTTGATACCTAATGCTTTACGATATCTTGAGATGTTACAACTCCAATAACCAGCTGTTGTTCTATCTTTCTTTTGAGCACATTTATGTCTAGCTCTAAAGGATTTTGCAGCTTTTTTATTTGAGCTTCTAACTCGAAGATTTGGGTCACCAAAGGTAACTTTTTTTATATTTCCGCCTGGAGTTTTTACATAGACCGCGAATTTTTTAGGCCCACCAGGGGTTCTAAATGGTTTATTTAATTTTACGTTTCGACCTCTGTGTTTAGCTTCTACCAGATATTCTTCTTCTCCATCAATAAATGGAATATCTAAGTAAACTTCAGACCCTTCAAATATACCAACTTCACCAATATTTGTTTGTAATAAATCTAGATCATCGCCAAAAAATTCTACTGAACCTTTATTCATGAAATCTTTAGCCTCTACATACAATTTAAAAAATTCATCAGAATAAATTCTGTAAACATTTTCTGTTAGAGATAAATTGTTATTTATATGATACATTAATGATTCTGAAATTATCGATTTAGACTCATTAAGGACGATTCTGGGACCTCTATTATCGACTTTAACCTCATTTATCGAATTTAAAATAAGGTTTACTATTTGGTCTCTATTAACGTTTTCATCAAATCTAGCAAATGTTGGTTTATTACCTTTGCCAACTTTAGGATCTTTTTTTTCAGCACGTCTTTTTTGTGCTGTCATTGCTTTCTTTTCTTTTTTACTATATGAACCTGATGTTTTTGGTGTTTCCTTTGAAACTTTTTTAGATGGTCTACATTTTGGGTACGTTTTTCCGTTTGCATCTTTTCTTCCACATGGTGGATGTTTTCCACCAACCTTTCTAGATACGTCAACCCATTTTTCTTTAAACCATCTTCTAAGATCTTCTTTCAAGACTTCACCAGTCATGATTGACTCTTCAATGTATTTTAAATCCTCTTCGTTTACAAGTATTTTCATAATTTTATTTTTCACATTTTTTCCAACCACCACCTTTTTCTTTGTAATTCTTTGCAGCCCATCCATTTGCATAAGCTGACGGATAAACTTTAAATTTTGACTTTGCCGCTGCTTTTGATGCCGCCCATTTTGCTGGGTCAGTTGGACAGTTTTTACTTTCATCAATTTCTTCCATTTCGTTAAGTTGTTCATCACTACCACAACGAGAACTTACGAATCCAGTAACTTCCTCAATATCATCTTTTGATGTGGCGATATGATCACCAGCCCAAGCATGTTCCCCAGTTACACACTTAGGAAAATCTGGGTGATTTTTCATACTCAATATTTTTTCAATATTTTCTTTCATAAGAACAAGGTTTTGTAAAACCATATATGTTCCCTTTTCGTGAATATAATCTTCTTGTTTATTTTCAGTCAAAGTTTTGAGGTGTTTTTTTATCACGTTTTCTAGTTTCATAATATATAAATATTTTATTTTTCTGAGACAATCTCAAATTTTATTTCATTATTATAGTAAATAAATTCACTATGTGTCTTACCTTTTATTTCTAGAAAATATTCTCTAGGAATTAAAATAGAAGTATCAAGCATGAATGAGTTTTCATTAGTAACATCTAATTGAGTCCAGTCAAACACATTTACGTTAGTTTTACCTTCTTTAACATATATTCTATAATAAACCTCTTCAAATAATTGTGATTTTGGAACATCAATTGATCTGAAATTAATAGTAATTTTTCTGAGTTCACCTCTTTTAATTTTTTCGTTTAGTTTAACACCAAAAAATTGAACAGAATATCTTTCTAATTCTTTTTGATTTTCCCCAACAGTAAACTTTGCTGAATAAGGTTTTGGTACAAACTTTTGACTAACACTGCTGATCGATACTCCGTCTAGGGATAGACCTTTCCAAAAATCATAATAGAATCTCTTACCGTCGCATAAAACCCCATCTAAGCCAAAAGTTATCTTGTATATACCTTTTCTAACTTTAACGGATTGAATGTCACCTAAACCAGTTATGACCGTTCCAGAGGCATCTTTAATGTCTACTGTGGGCGCGGAATCCAAATCATAAAAATTTGTTCCTTTTGTGACATATAGATATAAATTTTGGTCCATTTTCTCCACAAAATTTTGTCTATTATCATCTATTCGGTCCGCAAAAACAGATTCAACAAATGGCTCAAAAAACGTTTGTGTATATTTTGTAAAAAAAGCTACCGATTGATCAACTTCGCTTTCAATATCTTGATATAAAACAGCAAATGCTAAACCAAGCCCATGATTTGTGTCTCCGGATATTATTCCATTGACATAATTTGTCACGTCTGCAACTAAATCTTCGTTACCATTATCAAAATGAATTGTGGCTATTATTTGTGGGGAATCACTATAAACACCTTGGGTTGCCCATTCATTTAAGGTTGTTCTATTGAACCAGTTTGATGGTCTTTCGTCAAAAGTGTTGTTACCGTCTGTAAAATCATAAACGGAATCTTCATAATCAAAGCCAACGCCCTCGTCCCAAAATTCCGTAATTTTAAAAACAATTAAATCAAAGGACGATGTTCTATCTCTACCCCTACCATTCTTTTGTCTAAGTAATGTTTCATCGCCAAATATGGTGTTGGTCATTTTTAGGTAGTGTTTGGTATTACTATCTAAAACATATTCACCATCATCTATTTTTGCAATTAAATCGGTAAAATCCACCTTAAAAAGAAATTTTGAGAAGGTAGAACCATATATAAGTTCGGTATTAGGATTTTTGGCTGTATTAACCTGAGAATCCTTTAAGATAGTGTTGTTTTTTTCAAAATAAGAACGAAAATATGACATCTTTTTATTTAATAAATATCAAATTAATTTATTCTTATCGAATTATTTAACATATCTTGTTTTGCGTTGTCTATTAGTTTTCTTAGGCTGGAAATAGCTTCTTCGAAGTATTTGGGTGGAGTTAGGATTCCGTGTTTATGGTTTAAAAGGATTAGGGTCATTAATTCTAAAATTTCGATTAATTTTTCCCCTCGCACAGTTGCAAACGTATTTGGTAAAATTTTTTGTAAATAATCTTCCTGAGTGTACTCATATTGAGATAATGATGAAAAATCTATTTGTTTGCCGCCAACACCTGGATTTGTTTGAGATAAATAAAATATATTATCTGCAGTAATTGTTGCGAAAGTTTGATCAACATCACTAATTTTCTTTAAATATGGTATTCTTATTACATTTGGAATAACCGGAACATCGATTGATGTTCTACTGAAAATAAGACCATTTGTAATTCTTTTACGATTTTTTGGCCCGTATACGATTTTTTCTAAAAAACTAGCAGTATTTGGCTGTTCTTTAAAGGAAGCTTTTGGTCTAAAGTAAAATGGGTGCGCGTACTGATCTTCTAACGAAGCATCAATAACATTTAATTTTTCAATATCTAATTTTGCAATAAAATCTCTTATTAAAATATATGATTCCTGTATTTTATCACTAGAAACTAATGGTATTGTATATTCATAAATTAAACTAGATGTGTTACTATCTAAAGCAGTATTAAGCCCAAATATGTCTGTTTTATATTTTTCCCCAAAAGATTGTTTTATTGAATAAAGATAAATCCTAACTTCTGTTGGGCTAGATATATCATCTAATTCATATTCAACAAGATGCTTTATATCTGTTCTACTTACAACAGCATCTGTAAATCCGGTGTATGCTACTTCAACAGTCTCTGGGAATTTTTTTAATGAAATTTTTGATTGTTTTGGTGAAAATTTTGGAAACAATGCTAAATCATCTTTTTCTTCTTGGTTTGCTGTGTTTTTGTCTACCAGTTTACCTGCGCGTAGTACGATACCATGTTCCGTTAAAATAACATCGGACCCATAATTTCCACTTATTGCAATATCTTCTATTTTTGGTATTGAGGCAACAGACTCTGCCCTTAAAAATCCATCGCTAAATGTTTTTATGTTTTTTTCAAAAGACTTTATTGGATCTGTTTTTTTACTTCTCTGACCATATGTTGTTTCAGTTATTTGCTGATCATGGATTTGTCCACCAAAGTCGTGTGGTGTTGTAAATGGCCCGGAAACATATTCTTGGTTTTGACCTACTTTATCACTATCGTATCTAATAATTTTAACCGCTTGATCTTTTTTAGGTACAATATTAATATGATTTGGTAGAAATGGTGAATACACAAACGGATCATCTTTTGACCATTGTTGCCAATTAGGGATGGAGTTCGCTCTTTCGGTATCTAGCTCATCAATATTGGTTGCCCTAATTCTTCCGAAGCCTCTAGGATCTTTGTTATCAAGACATTTACCAATTTCTATTATTTTCATTTTACACGCTTTTCTAATTCGTTATTTATTTTATCATATAAAAGTTCGATTGATTCAAGGTGTCTTGTTAAATCAATAATTAATACTTTAGTTTTTTCAAATTCCTCAATTAAAAAATCCCTACCTTCAACAAGATCTTTATTGGGAGTATTTTCGCAATTATTAGCGATATCGATAATTTTATTTTTGTCCATTATGTTAATTTTCCGTGTGCTTTTAATAATCCCGGAATGATTGTTGCTGCTCCACCAAGAGGTGCGACAGGAATACTTCCTGCGTCTAAACTAACCTGTACAAACGAATTTTGGTCCATTTCATCTTGATGACCTTTTATTATTGACGCAACAAATTTTACCATATTATTTTCTTGACCGAATATATCTCCAGTCTGAATTCCATTTGCCTCTAGATATTCAGTAATATTCATAATCGCCCTATCTTCACTATATCCAGGAAGTTTTTTTGATAATTGTAAAAGTAGTCCTGGTATTTTTTGTGATACCCCTACTTTTAGTGAATTCAATAAGGCTAAAATTGCGTTATAAAAATCTTCACATGATTTTATACCAACAAAAGGTATTAATGCTGTTAATATATCAATTAAAGCCTTTACAATTAGTAGATATCTCTTTTTAGATTTTCTTAATATTTTAGTAGCTAAGCTTTTTAATATTTTTGCAATATGCGGTCTAACTTTTAGCCAAAAAACAGTCAAAAATTTATTAAAAATATCTTTTAATAGCCCATAAAGAAACTTAACTAAATTTCTTATTAAAGTTGTAATTAATGTCACTGTATTAACTGTAGCCGCTTTAAACATTTTCCAGATAACAGCTATTGGAAAAAACATTTTAGGTGAAAATATTGATGATAATAATGCTTTTGGTAAATTTTTTATAGTTTGTGAATCTAAATTTGCTAGAAATTGTGGTATTGGAATTGAAATTGTTGAATCTGAAGAATTGTTGTATGCGTCTTTAGCTATTTTAGCCAACGCGTCATTAAATTCTTTAGTTATATCGTTTTTTGTACTAGCAAAGAAACCAAATTCTTCTATAATGTCTTGATTTACAGGTAAATTATAATTGTTACAATCAACAAATCTAAGAACTTTATCATATCTTAAATTTTCATCATCTAAATCAATACCTTCTACATCATCAAAATCAAAAATAAATTCAGCTTCAATATCATTCTCATTAAATTGATCTATTGGATTTTGTGTTAGCGAATCATTTGACGGAGCCGCGCATGCTGCACATAATTTATTTATAACTCTTGTTAATTTATTTAAATTAATATCATAATTTGAATTAGAAGAATTAATACCTCCAACTGGAACAACTAATGATAATGTATTTTTTAAAATATCAGATATTTTAGGAAATTCTATTGTTTCAAAATAAGAAGTTATAAATTTATCGATAGTTAAACCATTATTTGTTAATCCACTTAGATTATATACCTGGTTTGCACTATCCCATTGCATACTAAAAAGAGTATTTCCATCTGCGGTGTTAAAAGAGTAAGGACTTGAATCAAAGTATTCAAAAAAAACTTTGTTCATTTTTATTTTATCCCTATTAACTTGTCCTTCATATATGATTTTACCTAATCCTGATTGAGGATCTGTTTGTAAAATATGTAAATAATCAAACTCTTTTGGTGAAATTGTTAATTGGTCTTCCGTAATTGAGGTTACCAAACCACAATTTAACTCACTGTCACTGGCAGCAAATAATTTTCTTAAATTATCTAAAAAAATTGGTTTTACTGAATCAGACGTTTCATTTATTGATTCCCTAGTGATTTTTCTTATAAAAGATTCACCATTTTCTTTTTTTTCTGGTAATATATTCTTTAAATCTCTGGTTATCTTATCAAAGATATTGTCAGTATTCGGAAGTTTTTTTTTAAATGAAGATGAATAAGAAGTTAATGTTGATGCTATTTGATCTTGGAAATTCTCCACAGCACTATCTGCACTATCTAAAGCACTAAGTACGCCAGTTTTTAATTCATTGGCTTGTTGTATAGCTTTAAATTTGTTTCCAATTTCTCTTTGTTTTGCTTTTAAATCTGTCATTATAATGAATATTTTTTACCGTCTGGTTGTTCTTTATCATCCTCATTATTCATTAATTTTTCCAATAAATCTCTATCTTCATCAGTTAAAGTCATTTTACCGGGTTCAAATTTTCCGGTAGCGCCGCCCTTTTGGATTAATGTGTTTTGAATTTTTACTAAAGAAATTTTCTTTTCTGTACACTCGTTTAATATTTTTTGTTGTTCCTTGATAACAGGCCCGATAACGGACATATCTTCAGATTCCTTCATAAATGACAACATTTTTTTCATAATTAATGTTGCTGTATTTTTCTGTTCAACAATATCGTTGTAGATCTCTTGCATTAAAGCTAATGCAGAGTCGGTATCTAGAGCTATATTTTTTCTATTAGATGTTCTCATATTAATAAATATTTTTAATCTAAAAATCCACCTAAAACGCCGTCGTATCAATAAAGGTTGCATCAATTGTATATGAATAATCTACTCTACTCTCAATATCCTCTGAAATATCCTCATAGGACACACTTCTATTCGTTTCTTTTGTGTCTTTTTGAATGGCACCCATGAGGTAATTTTTACATATTGTGCCAAAGTAGGAATAAGCTTTGTGATTTTTTGTGTGGTCGAATTTGTTAATTTTTGTTATTAAAAAAGACATGGTGTCGGTATGAAGATCTTCAAATTCATAGTCTTTCCTATACAATTTGTATCTTCTTATAATACTTTCAACCATGATAATCAGGGGTTCTCGTAAATATTCGTTGAATATCTTGTTTTTTTCTGCTTCGTCTGAACTTTCTAAGTATCTAACTACCGCCTTTTCTTGATCTTCCCCAAAATACACTTTTTGGGTTCGTTTTCTAGGCATTAAACATCATTATATTTTACATCTCGTTTATTATTAAAAAAGAATTCTTTTTTTGCGGTCTCTACCCAAAATTTTGGTTCTTTATCTTTTAATTTAAGTTCTTCATCATTTTTATAAAGCCAAAAAAGTGAATCTTCTCTTAAGTTAACATGTCTATACCCTATTTTAGGTACAACAATAACTTTTGCCCCATTATGTGTTAATCTCAATAAAAATTCATAACCAAATGTTAGTTTAATATTGTTTTTTAACCCACCATTATCTAAAAAAACTTTTGTTTTATACAAACCACCACTTATTTGGTAATTTTGATATTCCATTAACACTTCGTTATCTAAAACACCTTGTTTTTCTGAAAAACCGTATGCCCAAACCGATTCATTTGTATAATTTGTAAATGTACCTTCTAGATTAACATCTTTGATTATCGGTAAAATAGCATCGGCTTCAGGATTTTCGATCATATATTCATTAATGCTTTTTAACCATGGTTTTTGATATTCATCATCGATTTCCAAAATTGAAAACCACTCAGTATCACAGGCTTTTGCCCCTTCATTTATTTGTGAACAAAAATCAGATTCGGAATTATGAAAATTTAAACTAATCTCTAGTTTTTGACCAAAATCTACTTTAGATAAATCTTTTTTTAGTTTTTCTGGCGCAACAATTAATAATTTAACATCATTATAAAACATTTTAACAGACTCTACCGCCTTAATTAACATGTCATTGTATTCATTTTCTAATTTATGAACAGGTAATATTACTGTTATTTTTTTCATACTGTTTCTTCTAATTTTAATTTTTCTAAACCTTTAGTTATTGTTTCTTTTCTTTTTAAATTAAATGATTCAAAAATATTTGTAATGTTATTTTTTGTTATTTCTTTATCATATGGTAATAGAGTTTCTTTCATTTTTGAAATAACCTCATCATTTAATTCAACACCTTCTAACCAAGCTATACAGTAAGTTCCAAGTAATTCGACTAACTTACTTTCATCATATGTCCAAAACCCATTTTCATTCAACCAGTCAGGTTCCATCAAAGGAATTTTACCAATTACTGGAACACCACATTTCATAGATTCTAATGGAAATGTACCAAATGTACTATCATCATCAACCCAAAAAGAAACAAAACATTCTTTCAAGCCTTGTGCAAACTCTTCGTTTGTCATTTGAACCATATCTCTAAATGTGATCCATCTTAGTTGTGGATATTTTAGATAAAACTCAGATATGAATTTTCTATGTTTAATTCTATCTCTGCAGCTTATAGCGATAAATGGTTTTAAAGATTTATCATTTTTTGAAAAATAATCTTCAATAATTGGTGGGATAACAAAAACTAATGATTCTGGAAAATATTCTTGAATATATTTTTTTGAAGCATTGGTGGTTGTGATTATTTTATCAAAACCATAATCTGAAAATTTACTACCAATAGGTAGTGTATCAAAAAGATATTCTTTTTGTTGTATTAGCATTACCTTCGTGCATCGAATATTTGCTACTTGTTCTAAAACATTTGCATATTGTTCTGGAACAACTAAAATATCATCGATTTTCATTTCGATTTTGTCATCTTTTATCGATACAATTTCTATTGTATCATATTTTTCACCTAACCAGGATTTTACACCCTTATATGACTTATCTTCTACTAATATTTTAGCGATATAACCGTTTTCATTTAACGTTAATACCATATCATAAATGTGTTTCACCGACGCTCTTGCGGTTCCACGTGTGTCATAGCAAAGAAAATAAATTATATTCTCTTTTGAATTGATTCTTAATAATGCCTCTTCTAGTTTTTCTATGTTTTTTAATTTATCTTCCATATTAATCATTTTCTTCTTTTATTATTCCGTATTGAAAAAGTGTATTAAAGGCTAAGTTAAAAGAAGTTGAGCCTTTTTTACCTTTTAAAGATGATAAAACATCATCATCACCTTCATCATCGAATTCATCTAGCACTCGATCTAACATCATTTTTATAATTTCATATTTAAAAATATTAATTTCATTTACATCTTTTCCGTCTTCATCTTTAATAGTATCTCCGGTCCTACACTTATCAATGATACCATCAATATCTACATAGTATTCATTATCTATAAAATCACGCATCTAATAACTTTTGATTTTCATTGTTTATTGTTATAATATTATTTTCAATATTAATATCACTTAATTTATGAATTATTTTTTCATAAGTAAAGTGCTCGTTATAGTTTGTTCTAAACAAGATAAATTCTTTATTATTTGGTTTATGTGTTAATATCTTCTGAGAATCACTTATCCATAAATCAACATTATTCCATTCGCTTTCTATTTGATCTGTTTTGATAAATTTAATATTATCTATCATAAACCCATTTCTAGACAAAAAGAATAATGTTGCTGGTCTTGCTTTACCTAATTCGTCTAAACCAACTAAATAAAATTCATGGTCTTTATGGTGATATATCATTTTATTTAAATCGTTATTTACATTATTGTAACTAACTGGTGCATGACCATATAATTCCATTGGATATTCAATGTATTGAAAATACTCTTCTTGTTCTTTTGATTGGAATAAAAAATGATCAGATATGTTATGGTTTGTAATCGGTTCTGTTACTCGATATTCAAAAGTGTCACCATTTTCATCATCAACATTTATAAATGCGTTTTCGTAGTGATAGTGATAACGATTTATAAAATTACGTAAAACCCCATCTATTGATATGTAAACTCTCATGATCAAAAGATAGGGTTTAAAATAAATAAAGTAAATAGGTTTACTCGTATCTTTTTAAGATTTCAGTAATAATTGGGTTTCTAACAATGTCTTGATTACCAAATTCAAAAATACCAACGCCTCGAACGCCTTCTAATCTTTTTTTAGCATCATAAAGACCGCTTTTTGTTTTGTCTTTAAATTTGTCTGATTGCTCTAAATCTCCAGATAAGAAAAATTTAGAATTGAAACCAATACGAGTTAGTAATAATTTTATTTGAGCTGGAGTTGCGTTTTGTGCTTCTTCAAAAACCAAAATGGTGTTATCTACATTCCATCCACGCATATATGCTAATGCCGCAACTTCAATATAACCTTCATCTTTCATTCTTTCTCTAGCCTCTTTACCAATTATCTTATTTAAAAGATAATAAGATGGATAGATGTATGGGTCTAATTTTTCTTCTAACCCCCCCGGAAGAGAACCTAATTTTTCTTCAGCCTCTACAGCTGGTCTAACTATGATTATTTTTTCATACTTATTATCATCATCGTGAAGTAAATCTATTGCTCTTTTCATTGCAATATAAGACTTACCGACACCAGCTGGACCAAAACATAAAGTAATTTGGTTCTCACCTAATATTTTCCAATATTCTTCTTGTGATTGTGTTAAGAATTTTTCTTTTGGTTTTTTTATTAATTCACGAATTCTTTCTTTGTGTGGTGTTTTTTTTACTTCTATTACAGCGGCTTTACCTCTAGATTTTATCAAGTTTTTTAAGTTTTAAATTTGGTTTATTTTAATATAAATATCATTTAATTCCGCTAGAATTAAACCCACCCGAACCTCTAGATGTTTCATTTATTGTGTCCGTTTTCAATAGATTGATTTTACCTTCGCCATAAACGGGTGCAATAACAGCTTGTGCGATTCTATCACCCTTCACAATTTTAAATGGTTCTTGTCCTAAATTAATCAAAGGTATTTTAACTTCTCCACGATAGTGGCTATCAACAGTACCCGGACTATTTAATACTGTTATACCGTTTTTAATCGACAAACCGCTTCTGGGTCTAACCTGTAATTCTAATCCCTTAACCAGTTCAAAGTATAAACCAGTTGGTATTAATGCTCGCTCTCCAGGATTTAAAACCAAAGACTCTTCAATATCCGCTCTTAAATCAAATCCACTATCACCCTCATAGGCAAATTTAGGGTCTTCGTTTGTTGACTTATTTATGAATTTTATCTTAATAGTTGAACTCTCTTTTTGTTGGGCAACACTAATTTCGTTGTTTAATATATCTAGTGTTTTATTTATTTCGTTCGCTAAATTTTCATCAATCTCATCACCATCATCAATTGATAATAATGATTCATACTGTTTAAGTTTCTTTAAAATTTCTTCAAAATTATTTTCCATATTTTTCTTCAATTAATGCTAGCTCAAATGCTTGTTTAAGTATTTGACTTATTATTGATGAATACCATTTAGCCATTTTATCATCAGAATCTTTATCAATATTTAAAATTGCTTGATATTCATCTTCTTCTAATTGGACCCCATGCTTAATAGCATAATAAACACTTTTTTCACCAACTTTTAAAGCAACATTATCTTTAGTGTTATAAACATAGAGTTTTCCTTGGTTTAATCTATGCCATTCGCTTGGGTTTTCTTTAAACAAAAAAACTTTACCTATTTGTGACAAAAAAGCCACTTTAATAATTTTTTCTTTTTTTATTTTTATTTTTTCAGGTAAAATGTCATTTATTAACAATGAATACTTACAAACTTTAATTAGATGTTCCAATAAACCACCAGGGTAACAGCCGTATAGATCTGTACTAGGTGAAGCCGGAGAAACATAAAATTCTTCACCCAAAAAAGTAACCAATTCATTTGTGAAAATTTTATATTCGTCGTTTACCTCTTTGAATTTTTTTTTATTTTTCTCCAGCTTTTCTAATGAAACCATATTTTATTTGTAATATTCTGGTGTGTTTTTTCTATCAATAACACACTCGATTGGCATTTTAACAACTGAAATGCTTTCGCTACCTCTAATGTCGCCAGCTCTGTATTTTGAAGCCACGATAGTTGCTTCTTCAACGGTTTCGGCTTCAAGAATGTATTTCAATTTTTGAAGTCTTGGATTTCCGTTTCGATCCATTTGTTCGGTTTCATAACCAATTGTAACTAGATAGTGCATAATTTTTTAATTTTAATGTTTCAACTAATATAAGGAAATAAAATTAAAAAACCAAAACTGACTTATCAACTAATGATTTTAAGAACTCGACTCTGTTTTTTGATACGTTTTTTAGAGAATACTTATCTTTGACTGTTTCATATAGCCTATTACCCAAATCCTCAATCATTGCTGGGCTTTCTATTAATCTTTTCATGTGTTTTGCCCATTCTTTATGGTTCTTTCTTGGTGAAACCAACAAACTATTACCATTGTCATTGTATTTCCCCTCGTCTACAGCAGAAATTAATATATTGCTATATGGCTCAACATCGCTGGCAATTATTGCTTTTTTATGAAACCCCGCTTCAATTACTTTTAATTCTGATTTACAAGAATTAAAAAAACTATCCACCAACGGGGCTAGTGAAACATCGAAATAGTTGTAGTTAAAAGCATATTTGTTGATTTCTTGAGTCCATCTTCTTACGTATGGTAAATTTAAATTCGGGTAATCTGTTGGTGTATAAGATAATAAAAAATTTTTATATTCATCACTTACAAATTTATAATTTGATGTGAATATTCTTTCATACATAGCCCAAACAGTTTCATGTGGTAAGATTGGTCTTTGTCTAACTTGTTTAGTTTCTTTATTAATTTCATTAATAGTTCCCCTGGTGTCAAATCCACAAAGTACAAATTGTGATTTGTCTTTAAATAAATTTAAAGTTGTGTCAATACCAGATTTTAATAATTCAAGATCATGTAAATGACTTGACCCACCTAACCAACCAAATCTGGTTCTATCTGACTCTGTTTTATTTGGTTTAAATTGTGGTTCATTTTCATCAACCGCATTTGGAAATACAATTACGTTCTTTAAGTTTAATTTATTTCTAATTTCTTTTGCAAATAATTCAGTGGTACACGTAATATAATCAACAGATTTTAATAATCTAATTTTTGATTCAGGTACTTTATTTGCTTTTATTTGACTAAACATTGGATGTCTTTGATCAACATTCCAATAATCATCAATATCCATCACTACTTTAATACCTTTATTTCTTAACCAGGAAATTCTTTCTAAATTTCTTTCAACAGGTAATTTGTGTATAAAACTATGAAAAACAACGATATCATAATCATTGAAGATTTCATCATTATCTTCCACCGTAAAAACAATATCTACGTGAATATCTTCTGAAAAATGATTACCAATAAACTTATATGGATCTAGGATTCTATATTTACCAACTCCGTGATTGTCGGATGGTACAGCTAAAACTTTTAATTTTGACATAATTATAATGTTATGTCAAAATAATACGAAAAAAATAATTAAATAGAAAGGGTTATTTGGCTTTATTTACGCCAGTTATTTTACCTTTAAAAATAGAATCACCTACTTTTAAAACTAAATTTTCATTAATACTTGCTGTTTGTTGTGCAGTAAGTATTTGATTTAGTTTCTCATCCATAACTTTGCGAACAGTATTTTCAATCAAAGTTGCAATAGCGTTCATATCTATATTTGGATTTGTAACGGTACCAGAATTTTTTTGTTGAATTGTTGGTTTTGATAGACCTTCTCTTTCCATAAGTTTTTTAGCACCTTTAACAAAATCCATATCTAAACTCTCGCTCAAAGAAATCTGAGGTATAGGATTGTCAATCATAGCTTTTTTTATTGCGTCTGGTAATTTTGAATTTTGTATCTTATCTATAGAAACAGGCTTAACTTGTTGCTCTTTGTATTCAGCAGGTTCTTGTGGCACTAAAAATGCGCTTTCACTCACATTACCTTTCTCATAATTTCCTGAATCAACTTTATTCATAACCTTTTTAGCTTGTGCTAATCTTTGCATTAAATCATTTGAGGTGATTGGCCCGTTTAATAGTTGTGACATAATGATAAATATATTAATTATAAATAATAAGCTTTTTAACCCTATTAATAAAGCCTTCACTTAAATTATATGTGTCAGCATCTTTTTCTGGTTTCTCTTTTGGTTTTACGCTTGGTAATGTTTCTTTTGCCTCTGGTTCATCTGGTTTGCTTGGAGATTTTGGTGGCTTACTTGATGGGGTTGGGACAATTACATTTAAGTCTTTCTTTTTTGTTGATACTCTATTTGTAAATTTATTTATTTTAGATTTATCATCAGAACCAACATTTTTACCAATATCACTAATGGTGTTTGCTATTCTTGTTAAGAGCTCATCTTTCTTCTTATTTAAGTCCTTTAATTGATTAACATATTTTATTTCGTCTTGACTATTTTTATACTTTTTATAGTTCTCTAGACTTTGTTTAATATCTTTTTCTATTTGTTCTAGTTCTGTGTCAAATTTTTTAAGTTCAGCATCAACATCTCTTGTTTGTTTTGTTATTGTTGGCTCTGAGGGTTTTGTTGAAACTGTAGGTTCGGAAGGCTTTGCTGTTGGCTCTACTTTTTTTGTATCTCCAATCTTTGGTTTTGGTGGAGTTTGTGAAAAATCTGTGCTAACATAAGTAACACTCATTGATTTATCATCACCACCACCGTTATATTTTTCTCTGATTGTATTGAACGTCTCATCTTTAACAACTTGAACATTTGACATTCTAGAAGCTAAAAATGTTCTCCATCCGTAGTTAGATTTTTCTTTACCGACTTTACCCGGAGTTCCTCTTTTTGAAACAGATGGGTCATCGATATACGCTCTAACTAATAAGTTTCCGGTGGTTTTGTGCGCACCAAGCGCAACTGGTTCGGCCTTAACTCTATAACCAGCTTTTACACTTTTCTTTTTTGGTTTTCTTGGTCCACTATAATAAAATGTAATAGGATGTCTATTAACAATAGCATCCACCAATGGTTTATTCTTTGTTGTTTTTAAAAGTCCCTGATTTTGTTCTTCAATAATTTCTTCTAATTTCATATTTGTGTTATATCTGGGTATCTTCTATTTTCTCCATAATAATTTCTTGAAACAGATTCTGTTCTTGTGTTGATGTCGGTTAAAGAACCTATTTTTTTATCATTTTCCCCTTTACCCTTTTCATCACCATCTGATAATGCATTAGGATGTCCACTAGAATATCCTTTACCATTGCTATATGCGTTTTTAGCAAGTAGTTCTGTTCTCATATTAATATCCGTGGCTGATCCAATTTTATTATTGTTTTCACCCTTACCTCTTTCATCGCCATCTGATAACGCATTTTGATGAATGCTTGAATAACCCTTTCTACTATTATATAAATTTTTAGAAAGTAATTCTTGTCTAGTATTAATGTCTGTTTTTGACCCAATAGAGTTATTTAATTCGCCCTTTCCTTTTTCATCACCATCTGATAACGCATTAATATTTGTGTTACCATATTCATTTTTTGTTGAATATGAGTTTTTAACAAGATTATTAAGTCTTGCTTGTATATCTTCAGAAGAACCGATCTTTCCATCGTTTTCACCCTTACCCTTTTCATCACCATCTGATAATGCGTTAGGGTGTGTTGTTGCGTAACTAGAATCAGATGCATATGAGTTTCTAGCTAAATGCATTTGTCTTTCTTTCTCGGCGATTAATTCTAATTGTGTTGCCATCTTAATAATTTATTATTTTTTTTATTCTTTTAATTTCTTCAAAAATTCCTAGAGACATAATTGGTGAAACGGATGTTTCATCTGAATTACTCTTTAAAAAATTGGTTGGTATTTTGGTTGTATCCCTTTTTTCGTGGTTTTTTATAAAAGGATTTTTTCTTATACCGTTTATCCCGGTATTATTATTGATCTTGTGGCTAGCCATTTTTTTATTTTTCAAATGAGATCTTTGTTGATCTAAAAATGATTTAGCCCATTTCTCCATTAATTCACCACCGTATAATTCATATCTTAATTTGTCATTATCCTTATCTATAGTAGACATATCGTGAATAATTCTTTTTAATTGGCCATATGTTACTTTTTTTTCTGAACACAATGTTTTTGCTCTTTGTACCCCGTGCATAGATCCGTCACTCACATTAGAAAGAGTCGAACTGATTTTCTCTAATATGTCATTTGGAACATTGTAAACATTATCTTTAAGTTGACTATTCACCTTTTAATTGATTTATAATTTCATCTAATGACATATTATTTTTTTCTGCACTTTTTTTCAAAGATTGTATTTGTTTTAAAATTATTGGATTAACATTTTTATTTTTATTATCCATAATTTCATTTTCTTTGGACTTTTTAACTAAAACGCTTTCTAAATAATCACTAACAAATTGATTTGGGTTTTCAACTAATCTAACAACATCCTCTTCTCCGGGGATATAACCCATAGTTTCTAATCTTTCTTTAGCTTCATCTTCGGGTAAACCAAGTTCAGTTGTAAAATATTTAAGTGCCTTTTTATATGGTAAATCTCGACGCATACTTTTATCATATCCCAATGAGTCGCCCATTGCAATTTCTTTAACCTCTTTACTTTCAGCCCAATACTTTAAAGTTGTATGAGTTCCGTGCACGCCATGTACACCCATTGCACCAGCTCCACTTTTAACTACCTTTTCAGTTCTTTCTTTGGAGCCTATTGAAGATTTTTTTGAGTTTAAAGGAATTTCACCTCTTTTAATATTACCCTTGTCATCGACAATTTCCTCAATTTCATCTTCATTTTCAATTTTATCAGGTATTTGATCAAAATCGGTTTTACTTGAAAATTCTTTAGCCCATTTAGCCCACTTTTTACCCTTTTTACCACCTTTTCCAGCTTGAGCATAGAAATATCTTTGCTGAGCCTTTGATGCGAATTTTTCTTCTATAACCTGTTTAATAAAATTATTCATTGAATCATATTTTTATATAAATATCAAACAGAGGGAAAGATATTTATAGAAATATGAATACACAGAACATTTTAAAGTTTTTTGGTACAAAATTGGACGCTAAATTGGATTCGTCTGAATTTTATGACTATGAGATAACAAAGGTGGAGACGGATTTTGATACGGATGTATTGGATTTATCTACACCGATAACCTATAGTTCTTTAAAAATAAACACAGATTTAGAAGACTTTTCGTGTGGAAGAAATACCATAACTTTATATGAAATTGATTATAGTGCTGATGATCCGGATTATATATATTCCGGTTTAACCGCAACTGTTAATTATACTAATTTTACTAATCATATTTCAAATACATTTGTACATAAGATATTAAATGATAATGTGTTTTTTTATACGGGAATAACAGATGAAACACATTATTTCTCGATTCAGGGGTATAATCAGAGCCAAAGTTATGATACTGATTTTGGTGTGTCTTCAGAAAGTGAATTAATAACCGGATTTACGGCCCAAGTTTTAAAATGCGTTGAAAGATTGGGTAGTGAAACCAGTTGTTGTCCATTTCCAAATAAACTTAATAACAAGCCGTGGGCTTATCAGTTTATGGAGCCAGTTTTAACTGGATGTACTAACCATATTTCTAGGCGAACTGAAAAAGGATGGACTCTCGATTTTATTTTCAATAGAGAATCTTTACCATGGTCAAGTGGTGGTGTGTTTTATTACTTTGGGACTAGAGGAAGTCTGAATGCGTCTGAATATGCCGATAATAACCTTTCTTTTCAATTTACATCAGATAGAAGAATAAAGTGGGTTGCTCATCATTATTCTGGATATTGTCAAACCAATTCAGGATATGGAGAATCATATTATATAGCGTCTGGTCAGACACCACAATTGTGTACTACTGGTGATACAAAAGATTTTAATATTACTATTGTATTTGATAGATACAAGAGGTACACTGACTGTGATATTGAAAATGATGGTGGCTGGAATGATTTAGTTGGGTGGAAAATTAATCCATATCAGGACACAGAAATAACTGCAGTTACATCGACACAGCTGGTAACATATTCGGAAACTATAGAAGAGTTAAATAAAAAATGGGCGGATGAGAAAAGTAGAAGACTTGGTACTCTTAAAATATACTTAAATGGTAGGCCAATATATAAACTAGAAAATTGGGAAGAAATTGTTCCATCTAAAAGAGGTAGTCAACCATTTATACAATCTTGGGGTGGTGGAACTGGCTTAATGGGTAATATACATAATGGCGTTTGTTGTTTTAATATAAAATCAATAAAATATTATGAAGAACCGTTAGATTTTGTTCATGTTAGACATAATTTCATTACTAGACTAAACCAATACGACTTTTTCATATGTGGACAAGACTGTGAGGATGATTTAATAGGTTATTATTCTACTGGTATTTTATTAGAAGATAGTGAATACGGATTAACCGAAGACAATAACGTAATTATTTATTAAAAATATTTATATAAATGGCAGGAAAAAAAATATCACAATTATCAAGCGGTTCCTTATCAAACTTACCTTTAAGTGGATTAACAGCCGTTGTTTATTCAGGAATAACGTACCAACATAGTTTGTCAAATTTAAGACAGAAGCTTGTTGATAGTGGGTCACATGTATTCACAGGAAGTCAAGTTATAAATGGTAACTTAACAATTAGTGGGTCAATTACGGCACAACAATATATTTTAAGTTCATCAATAACAAATATCACTACAGAAACTATAAGTGGTTCATCTAATTTTGGTAATAGTTCAGATGATATCCATATATTTACAGGATCTTTACGAGTATCTGGTAGTATTATAACTAATGGAATATGGAATAATGAAGGTATGTATATTTCTGGATCTGTTGTTATTGGGGAACCCGTAATAACTAATGGTCCAAATACACCAAAATTACATGTAAAAAATTCAGGTAGTTTTAATATTGCGCATTGTCAAGCTAATAACGAATATTACGC